ATAGTTCCATCTGCATTTAATAAGTGAGGTATCATACGTGTTTGGTTAGTAGCTTCATTTACATATCTCACATTCTTTGTTTGTGGAGCACCTGCAGCACTAGGTCCTAATAATTCTGTATAAGTTACAGGAGCATATGGTGTTGCACCTGCTCCATACATTTTACCTACATTAGGTGTATAGGGTGTTCCAAATGCAGTACCTGATACTCCTGTACCAACCTGTTGTGGTATTGGAGGTGCACCCATAGGTGTTGTTCCTAATGGTTGACTTCCTGTAGGCACAGTAGGTGCTACATATGTACCCTGTTGTGCCTGTACCACTCCACCTGTATTATACTCTAAATCATCTTCCATGTCAAGGTCTGTTTCATCAAAAGGTAAATCGTCAGGCATTGTAGCTTCATCAGAATTACCCATTTGACCCATAGCTTCCATTTGCTTTAGACCCTGTTTAGCTTGCTGTCGTAATCTCATTAACTTCTCAAGACCTATAAATCTAACTACATCAGCAGGAAATACAAATTCCCCTTCACTTAATTGTGCAGGTATGTCATCTCTCACTTCTTCTCGTGTAGAGCCTGATGGCACATCGTTGCCTGATACTTCATCAACCATGCCGCCTTCGTCTTTAAGACCACCATCTTCAAATAGTTCCATTTGTTTTTTCATTGCTGTACCACCCTTATTAAATCTGTACTTTAAATTTAATCCTATATTTTTTAAATCTTTTTCATATTCTCTAGGAGTATATCCTGCATTTATTCTTGCTTCTAATCCTTTTACTCCAAAAACATTTTGCAATGCCATAAACGCATCATAACTACGAGGTTGAAGTTTGCCACTTCCAAATTCTAAAGTTTCAGGAACTCCAAATTGTCTAAGCTCTTCAGGTGTTTTAATTTTAGCTTTGCTTGTAGATAAGTCAGCACCAAATCCATAAGAAGTACCTTCCTTAGTTTCTCCAGTAAAACCAACCCTACCTTGCAAATTTTTTTCTTGTAATTTTCCTTTTAATTGTGCATCATCTAATCTACCAAAGTCTATTTGGCTTTTTTTACTTTGACCAGATAAATTTAATTCAGGTCTAAATAATCTACTAAACAAAGGAGCTTGTTGCTCTTGTTCTTGATTTTCAATATCAGTTTGCACCGTTTACTTCATCCCTTAGTAGTTTAAGTTTATTCAAAGTCGCTATTGCTCCTTGAGACCTATGTAGAGTAATTATATCACTAGACTGTTCTAGTATCTTATGTTGCTTACTTATCTGTAAGTCAATGTAATCATTGAAGCTGTTCAGTAGCTTGTGGTTGTTCACTAGCGGCTTGATTTGTTGCAGCACCTGCTTGTCCGTCATTTCCTGAGAATCCTTGCTCATTTGGTAAAGGAGCTTGTCCTGTACCTATATTACCACCACCTGCTCCTGTGGGGTCTAATGGGTTAGCACCGACAGGTGGTTGACCTGCCTGTTGTGGTTGTTGTTGGGGTTGTTCTTGTGGCATAGCACCTTGCATACCTTTTAGTATCTCTGCTTGTAATGCTGCCTCATCCATATTATTTGTAACCTTTTCAGGGTCAAGTTCCATAGACTTAGCAATCTCTCTAATAATATACGGAAACTTAGCAAACGGAGCAAGTGCAGGGTTAGATGCAACTTGTAAGAAGGACATCAATCTCTGACTACGCACTTCATTAGCCATAAGACTTTCTGTTCCACGTGCAACAACTTCTAAGTCTCCTTTTATATCAGGGCTAAAGTTAAACTGCATATTAAATCTAAACATACCATTACCTAGAGGTTTAAGTAAGTAATCGTCTACATTTTTTATAACAGTCTTAATACTACCTGCTGCTGCATTCATAAGCATTGATATACCAGATGCAGTTCTACCTACACCTTGAACACCTGTTTGACCATGTGCAAATGATGGAAAGCCTGTACTCTCATCTGCAAGTTGTCTAGCCTTGTCAAACAATTGTAAGTTTTCATTTGACACGTTAGGAAACTTTGTACCGAATATAGCTTGACCCGGTGCACCACCTTGTCTTCTAAAAACTTTGCCCGGATACACAGATAAGTCTTGACCCGGAACTAGGTTGGTTTCGTCTACTTCAATAAGCAAGTTACCTGATAACACAGCGTTATCTACAGACATTCTCATAAAACCATTCATTAGTGTCTGCGTATCATCCATGTTTTCAGCTAAACCTACTCCAAAGAAAGAATATGGATTGAGTTCGTAAGGAGCTGCCATATAAGGTATAGTGGCAGGTTTGAAAGGATTAAGAACCATTCTTATTAACTTACCATTACTAATCCATATATTTGCTTGTAATTCATCAAATTCTTTTAAGTCTTTAGGGATGTCTACATCATTATCTTCAAGCATGTCCACATCACACATACCCCAATACTCTAAAACTTCAAATCTGTCTATTCCATGTTCAGGTGCGTAGTCGGATAAATCATCTTCCCAATACTTTTTATCGTAAGACTCTCCTGCTGCAATTACCTCATCAATAACATTGCTACGGAAATATGGTCTTTTCTTTAATCCACGTAATTGACTTCTTGACATCTTATGCCTTTCAATTACATATTGTGCCTCATCCATATTTGATGCATCAGGGTCAGGAAAGAAATTCCACACGGATACATGTGAAGTTGATGGAACAGTTTTAAATACAGGACTGTAATTACCTTCATCATCCCAACTAGGATACTCTTTATCTACAGCAAAAGGACCTTTCATCACACCTGTGCCAAACAATGCCATTTCAAATGCTGTACTTCTTAATTGTTTACTTGCGTTTGATTCTTGCAATTGGTCTATGATTTGCTTTTCCATATTCTTAGCAGCAATCATAGCAGGACTAAATGTAATAGCTGAAGGTGTTTTCCCTACCCCTTCTTCCAATCCTTGAACTTCTGATAACTTTTCTTGTAGAGGTCCAAGCCTTTCTGCCAAAGTTTTTTCAGTAGCACCTTTAGGTAGTTCTTGTCCATCACCTTTGAAACCATAGGGCGAAGACAACGCAGTTTCTCCTTTAAGCTGTTCAGGCTTTTTTGGGTCAAAGTTAACATCAGCTGCCACACCTTCAGGCAACACTGTTGGCTCAACGCTAATAGGAAACTTGTTACCTGCAAATAGCACATCAACAATTTGTCCATAAGCTGCGAGAGTTTTGGTTTTAGTGACTTTGATAAATACTCTTGACTTTTCTGCTTCAGTAAATTGAACATCGCTTCCGTATAACCCCCTATAATTTCTATAAGACCTTAACCATCGTTCTTCATCATTATTACGATAGTCTTCTGCACGTTGGTATCTATCCATAACAAAAGGAATAATACCACTTACCCCTACATCACTAACTACAGACTCGTCTGAATCTTCAAGTGCTATAGAATCATCGTCTAGTGTTACTTCATCTTGTTCTGCCATATTAAATCCTTAATATCCAAATGTAGCATCTGCCATTGGCATACTACTACTAGGTCTGCCCATTGGGTCATAGTCAAATATACTAAATCTTGGTCTTGACATTATTCCATATCTAAGAGCATCGTACAAGTGGTCTTCTGCTCTTGTGTCTACATCCTCTGGGTTCTTTTTATCTAGAGGTATAGACGGTAATTGTGATACCATATTAGTACACGTATTAAAAAAAACTAATCTAGGTTCTTCTGTAAACTCATCTACCTGTAAACGTCTATGTATCTCATTCTTACCAGATACACGACTGCCTTTACTTCTATCTGAAGGTCTCCAACGACACCCTTTCATAATCATCTGTTCAGCCAAAGAAGGACCAGTATCGCCACGCTTGTGCCAAAGAGAGCTATCCAAAACCCCATACTTAATATTTCCATCATCTGCTTCTGCATCCAATATCATATCTGCCAAATCTGTGGCAAGGACTTTACTACAATACAACTCTCTATATACAATAATCTGCTCGTCTGGAGAAACAGCAAACCACAACACACCACTATAAGAGCCATAACCATAATCACATGCACGAAATTTAACCCAATTTCTTGGAATTGAAAAAGGCTCAACAACGTGAATATTCCTATCAAACTCAGAGAAAGCAGCACCTTCTTTAATATCCCAATCACCCTCAAGCAACTGTCTACGTTGGTGTTCAGGCAAGGATAAAAGCATTGACTCATAATCCCCAGTCTCTGCAAGATATGGGTTGTCTGATAATCTTGCAGGTATAAATCTTCTTTTAAATAACGCTTGTCCTTGTTTACTGTGTCCTTTTGGATAGGTAAGGACATTCCCTGACTCAATATCTGTGGCATCAAATTGTTTTCCGTATGGTGCAGGGTCAATGAACATTTTCTTGACCCACTGATGACCCGGACCTCCGGGGTTAGTTGTTGCCCTCATATACACAGGTAAATCAGGAGCAGTAGAACGCAAACGTGAACGCATATAGTTCCAAGCATACGGAGTAGACCACTGGGTTAATTCGTCAAACCCTATCCAACTAAATGCCAAACCTTGATAACGAAGTACATCATCATCACGGTCTAGATAAGACATCCATAATCTTGCACCTGATGGTGCTTCCCATTGCATCTTTCTTTCTGACCACTTTATACCCTTCCATATTTGAGGATACATTTCCTTAGAT